TGAGACTGCAAAAAAAGATTTAATGATTAGAGGTGAAAGAATTCTTGAAATAGAAAAAAGAACTGAAAAGAAAATTGAAAAGACAGATTATACAAAGAAAATAATAAATTATTCATCTTTATATATTATGACACTTGATACTCAAAGAACTATTGTGTATGAAAATGAAAAGGAAAGGGATAAGGATTATGAAAATGTAAAGCTTGTTATTGAGTTGAGTGATAAAATTACACAATCTTTGAATTCACTGAACAATGTATTAGAAGATGAAAAATAAAAAAAAAAAATAATGATTTTTTTATAATAATAGATTGGAGCTGTTATTGAATAGGTGCCCGGTATGCGACAAAGAATTAAAAATATTTCAATGGTATGAAGATGGTAGGCTTCAAGAGTGGTTATGTCAATGTGTTGATTGTAATTATATGAAACATTATTATTATGGAAATTATGAGATATCAATTGGCACATGGCATTCATATATCAGAAAAAATTATAGTAATAAGAAGTCACAAATGATAAGTTTTTTATTTTATAGAGAAATTGCCAAGGCTAAAAAAAAAATACTAAAAAAATAAATAAATTAAAATTAAAAGAGGAACGATTATGCCGGAAGTATTTACATGCTTAAATCCTGATTGTAATAGTATAGATTTTTTTATTACTCCATTAGGTGTTATGTGTCAGCATTGTTGTAAAATTCACACTAATGAAGATATGAAAAATATGATGTCTGAAAAAAATAAAGAAAGGAATTGATTAAATGAATAGTTTAATTAAAACAGGGAAAGATTTTTTTTCCAGAAAAAGTGATGATAATATTTATACTCCATTTTCTATGACAACCCAATTATTAGAAAATGAATATTTTGATTTTGAAAAAGATATTTATGATCCTGCAAATGGAAATGGAGCTATATCTGACGTTTTATTAAATTTTACTAAACATGTTTATACTAGTGATATTTCAGAAGGAATAAATTTTTTAACTTTAGATACTAACAAAAAAATGGATTATATTATAACTAATCCTCCATATTCATTATGGGATGAGTTTATAATTCAGGCAAAGAAAGTTACTAATATAAAATTTGTATTTTTAGGTAGAATAGAATTCCTTACCGGATTAAAAAGATTTGAAACTGATCTTTATGGTAGCAATGGGTTTTATTTAACCAGAGTTTATCCATTCGTTAGAAAGGCAAGATTAAGATTTTTTGATAAAAAAAATGAAATAACATTAATTGAGGATCAGATAAAAAAAATAAAACATGGGATGACAAATGATAGCGTTTATAAAGAGACTAGATTATTAAAAAGATTAGATTCTGTTAAAAAAATGACTGATTATCCTTGCTTACGTGAAGATGGTAAATACCCAGCTGGAATGTATCATTTTTGTTGGTTTATTTTTGAAAATAAAAATTATTTATCAAAAAATCCAGAAGTAAAAATTCCTGGTTATCCAGAAATAAGAATGATAAATAATAATGAATATATATTAAGATCAAATGATTTTAAATAGGGGTATTACCATTTGAATAGTCAACTTTGCTAAGGATATTATAATATGAAAGTATTTAAATGTGACAGATGTGGGAAAATAATCAATCCTAAAAAATACTCTATAGATATTTTTGAATATTCTATAAAAATTAATGAGGATGTTGATTTATGTGAAAAATGTTTTAGTTTTTTAAAAATGTTTTTGGAAAATAAAGAATTTTTGGACTAGAAACATGCTTATATTTTGAAACGTAAAATTAAATAATAGTTGCTATGTTGCGGAAACGCACCGCCTGTGCAGAAATACCAGTAGCATACTGGGGCGGCAACGATGTACTAGTTGGTGAAAACCCAACATAAAAGCAGTAACACTTTATGGTTGAAGTGTTCGTTTAAATTGGCGCGATAAATAAAGCTAAACCATGTAAGTACCCAATCTTACCATAGCAACTATTTTTTTTTATAATGGTGCAGTCATCTAGCGGCGATGGTAGCGGTCTGCAAAACCGTGATGTAAGATACATCGATAGTTCGAGTCTATCCTGCACTAATTTTTTAAAACAGTTGCTATTTGATAAATGTCAATGACATGAAGGGGCGAGGGAAAATCTTGGACATAGGATAAGTACGGCTTCGCCGTGTGAAGGTAACACTAGGCTTACCATAGCAACTGTTTATTATATTTAATAGAAGGGAAAGGAAAAATGAATACATATAAATTTCAATATGATGAAAAAAGATATCAAGAAGTTTTTCATAAAGCATGGGATGATTCACAGCATGCGCGTTTAAATCTCAGTGATGAGCAAATAGAAAATATGAAAAAATTAAGAGAACAGGGATATACTTTAAAAAAAATAGCCGATATTTATAATATTTCTTCAACGGCTGTCATGTATTTAATAAAAGATACTAAAAGGAATAGAAAAGGATGATATATTATGAGTGGAGAAAATAAAGCAACTGATGCAGAAATAGAAATATATATAAATCAGATAGCTCAATTGATGATTAGAGGCATCCGCAGGCGATCAGATATTCTACAATACATTTCCAGGATGAATAATTTACCGGATGATAAATTACGAGATACAGGATGGGTCAAGATTGAGAAATGTGAAAAGACAATTGATACCTATACCAAGAGAGCAAGAGAAATGCTTCATGAGATTAACGAAGAAACTTTGCAGGAAACGATATCTTTATATCTCTGTCAATTAGAAGATTTATTTAGAGAGGCGCGCAAACAGGGGCATTTGCAAACAGCAAATAATATTATGAAAAATAAAATGTATCTTAAAGGAATAGGTGGTTTTAATATTCATGGTAAATTTGATGTTGCCAGCTTTGATGTTCCTTTGACTGATGATGAAGAAAAGGCTTATAAGCAAAGAATGAAAGATTTCATGGGTGAAGACTTTTTTAATCAAATGGAGTTTGAAAAAGATAAAAAGGAGGGAAAAGATTGTGAATAATAAGGAGTGGTTTCAAAATTGGTCCTGGGTAGGATATTTAAATTTTTTTTTATTGCAATGGTTTTTTGTTAGATTGGCAAGAGTACATGAAGTTCACCAAAATACAAAAAATATTTATATGCTGAAAGATCAAGGATGGAAATTTTTAAGATGGATAGTACCTTTGACAGGTTGGTGGAATGATTATAAATATATAGGAGAATAATGATGATTGAAACAGAAGCAAATAATATTATTTTTACATGTGATAGTTGTGGTTATGCACAGTTATTTGAAAAAAAACATTATTCATTTTACCAAGCACTTGATAAAATAAAAGATAATGGATGGGAAATTGTAGGAATTGATCATAAAAGCGGTTCTGAGTTTAAGCATTATTGCCCATATTGTGAAAGTGATATGTAATTAAAATTAAATTTAAATAGACAGGAAGATAGAAAGAAATAAATGGAGGTAAAAATGATAATTAAAATTATGAATGAAAATAAAGATGGTTATAGTTATTATGAGGCTGATGAAATAACCTATCGACTTATGAATATGAAAGATGCAAAAAATCTAAAATATGATAATGTTGAGTGGTTAATAAATGATCAGGATAAAGAAAAAAATGAATTAAAGGTAATTGTAATGTGGTTATATAAAGATGAGTGCAGCACAATACGACTTCTTTATATTGTTAGAGAGTCTTATATTATGAATAATAATGGTAAAACAATAGATAGATTATTATAAAATAAATTATCCTGTCTATTTTATTTTAAAATTATAACAATGGAGGTAAACTTAAATGGTTATTACAAGTTTGCAAGAAATTGAGGTTTATAAAACTCTTTCTGCTTTAGATAATCAGTCTTTAAGTATTGACGAAGCATTTTTAAAAGTGATTGATATAGTTAAATATGGAGGTAATAATGCCACAGAATATCGAGACTTCGAACGAAAAGACTTATTACCTGATTCCTAAGTCGGATAGGTTTGATATAATAGAGAAAAGAATTACAAGTCAAAGAAACGATGCTTTTTTAATTGCTATGAAATGTAAAAATGGAAATGGCAAGGTTGGATGGATTCATCGTGAAGTAATTGAAACGTTCTTCAATATAGTTGGAGAATAATTGAATTATAATAAAACTATTGAGATAGAAATTGCTGTCAGTCAACATTTGGATTATAGACAAAATCTTATTGTGCCAAATATAAGCTGGGGATTTAATATTCATGAATGCGATTTATTAGTGGTAACAAAAAATAACTATTTATGGGAAGTGGAAATAAAAGTATCAAAGTCAGATTTAATAAAAGATAGTTTAAAAAAACACGGGCATTATGATGATAGAATAAGAAAATTCTTTTTTGCAATACCGGAAAGGTTAAAAAATCATATTGAATATATACCAGAAAGAGCAGGCATAATTATAGTTAATGCTTCAGGTAGAGTATATCGAGAAAGAAAAGCAAAAACAAATAGTATAGCAAATAAGATATCTGATAATGATAAAATGAAAATAGCTAAATTAGGGACAATGAGAATGTGGACTTTAAAAAAAAATATAATGAAATTAAAACAAAAATGAATAAAAATGAAAACATAAAATTATATCATGGTGATTGTTTAGAAATTATGGATAAGCTGATAAAAGACGGTGTAAAAGTCGATGCTATTATTACCGATCCTCCATACGGGAAAATCGCTTGTAAATGGGATATCATTATTCCTTTTACGGAAATGTGGGTAAGATTAAAAAAGTTAAGAAAAGATAAAACGCCCATTCTATTATTTGGGGTTGAACCTTTTTCAAGTGCATTAAGAATGTCAAATATAAAAGAATTTAAATATGACTGGATATGGAATAAAAATACAGGCACAGGATTTTCTACTGCTAAAAAAAGACCTATGAAATATCATGAAATAATAAGTGTTTTTTATTTAAAACAATGTTTATATAATCCACAATTTCAAGAGTATTCTGATAGTTCAAAAAAAAGATTTAAACAAGGAGAAAAAGTAAATAGAAAAAAACAAATAAACAAATCAACGGATTCTGTACACGGAGGATTAAGCTTGAATAAATTAAGTGGATTTGATTTTGTAAGAGGAAAGCATCCTTCTTCTGTACAGTTTTTTAAAACCCCGCCAAATGCTAACGGACTAAGATTTCATCCTACTCAAAAACCTATAGCATTATTAGAATATTTAGTAAAAACTTATACTAATAAAAATAATTTAGTTTTAGATTTTACTTGCGGATCAGGAACGGCCGGAGTAGCTTGTATCAATTTAGGACGTAGGTTTATAGGTATTGACAACGGATATTGTGAAAAAAAAGAAAGTAAATTTTATAAAAAGTCCTGGATTGAAATTGCTGATTATAGAATAAAACAATCATTGACATTATTTGATAAATAAAAAAAGGAGTATTTATTATGAAAAGAGGTGATGTAATTTTATTTAAAAATAATGACTATTTTGGAAAATTGATTACAAAGTTTACCGGTGGTAAATATAGTCATTCTGCTATATATTGGGGAGGCGGTAATATTCTTGAAGTTAGTCCGCTTTATTTAAAAGTTATTCCATTAAGCAAAAAAAAGAATAAAGATGTTGATGTTTATAGACCTGAAAAGTCAGATGATAAAATTGAGTATGGATTAAAATTGATTCATAAAAGACTTAAACAGTCAAAATGGTATGGTGTATTTAATGCTCTTTTTTTTGTTATTCTAAAAGTTTTCAAATTATATAAACTGCGCCCTGTTTTCAGAATGTTTGAAGGAAATAATGGCGTAATATGCAGCGAAGTCACCAGCAATTATTTAGAAATATTGAAATTGAAAAAGTGGAAATGGAATTGTATTCCAAACAGCTTGATAAGTCCGTCAGATATTCCAAAGGCATTTTATATTAGCAAAGTTAAATAAAATATGAAATAATAAAAATATTATTGGTAGTTTATAATGATAGATCGAGCAATGAAACGCTATAATTTTGTATTATGGCTTGCATTAAAACATCATGTTACCCACAAAAAACTTAGATTAGATTTTAAAAGTCATCCATTTCAAAAAGCTATTTATATTAGTAATGCTGAATACATTGTTATAAAAAAATCAACTCAATGTGGAATTACTGAATATTTGATTGTCCGGTCAATAGGTAAGGCCATCAACGGTAAATCAATTTTTTATGTTTTACCTATTTATCAGCTTTCTAATAGATTTGTAAGAAATAGAGTAGATAAAACAATCAATAGTACTCCATATTATAAAGGTCTTGAAAAAGCAGCAAAAGAGCAGGATGATTATAAACGTTCAGAATCTATGACATTAAAAGATATTGGAAATGGTACGATTGCTTATGTAGGATCAAACTCTACAGCAGGATTTACAGAGTTCCCGGCAGATGAAGTAATAATTGACGAATTGGACGAGTGTAATCAAGATAATATTGAAATGGCATGGGAAAGGATGTCTCATAGTGAATATAGAACCCAGATAAAAGTCGCAAATCCAACGATTGAAGGGTTTGGAATAGACAAAGAATTTGCTGGAACGAATCAACTATATTGGACTATTAAGCATGATTGCGGTCATTGGATTATGTTTGATTGGTTCAAGCAAGTAGTAGATGAGATAGATGATAATTTATATAGAATTAGAGATGAAAATTGGGAATGGAATAGTAATAGAGATATAGGAATTATATGTGAACATTGTGGAAGATTAGTTAATAGAAAACAGGATGGACTCTGGGTACCTAAATATCAGCATATTAAAAAAGAAGGTTATCAGATGGCAAAGCTTTTCGCTGGGACTGTGACTATAGTTGAAATGATGGAAAGATTTATGAAAGGATTGAAAAATGATATTGTTTTACAAAGATTTTATAATGCTGATTTAGGATTGGCATATACTGCGAAAGGTGCTAAAATAACGAGAGATATGCTTAATGATTGTCTTGGTCTACATCGAAATGATTTAAAACATGAAGGGCTTGGGCTAGCAGGGATTGACGTTGGTAATGTTCTTAATCTTATTATTGGTTATTTATTCCCGGATGGAAAAATCAAAATATGCAAGATTGCAGAATTGCCAGTCAATTTAAATGAGTTGGTAAAAATATTAACGGAGTATAACGTGAAAGTAACTGTTATTGATGCATTGCCGGAAAAAAACTTTGTAAATAATCTTAAACAATCATATCCAAATATATTTAGTTGTTATTATTCAGATAGTAAAAAAGAGCCAGTCGATGAATCAAGAAATGTTATGGTAGACAGAACCGCTACTTTGGATCAGGTAAAAGAGGGGTTGTTGACAAAGACTTATATTTTACCTGGTAATGCAGAATCGATACCAAATTTTTATAATCAGATGACATCATCTACTAGAACTTTTGATCAGAAAAAAAATAAAGGTTCCGGAGCTTATGTCTGGATTGAAGTCGGTCCGGACCATTATTTTCATGCCTTTAATTATCTTAATCAGGCGAGGCGTTTAATCTCTGCTGTTATGAAGTAATTGCTATTTTAATTTTATTTTGATATAATTTTCTTAATTGGAGGTAATTATGCGAATTGCCAGCACGCTTGAAACAGGATTAAATCCTTTGGCCGTACCCGATACAAAAAGGCGTGGCTTAAATGTATATACGATGTCAGAAATAATAAATGTTACTGGTTCTGACAAATATGGAAATATAAAAACAGTTGGGGCACAAATACCAATATTTATTTTGACACCAATGGAACGCGAATGGCTTGTCAGGATGAACTCTTCACTTTTTGGTATTATCACTTCGCGAATGAATAAAATATCTAGTCTTGATTGGTCAGTTAAAAAGAAAAAAAATGAGGAGGATTTAATTATTGAAAGATTAAAGGCATATCGGCAAGTATGGGCTGAAAATGATAACAATACAAATATAAAAGAGTTAGTTATTAGAAGGCGTGCAGTCATGGCAATACAAAGCGAGATTCCAGATGTTAAGGATGATCTTTCAAACTTTGAGGGGGCACTATTACGCTGGAAAAGAAAAATTAAAATAAATAATCAATACAGTGCTTCACAGATTGAGGACTGGATCAATACAATAAATAGCGAAGATGACTTTGAAGAGTTTCAAAAAAAATGGGTATTTGATTTGATGGTGCATGGGGCTGAGGCAATTTACAAACAGTTTATTGATAATCATTTAGAAAATGCTTATCTTTTGCCTGGTGGCTCTGTATGCCCAATTCGATCTCGATACGTTGGATCATCTACTGGATATGTTCAGATGCTATATGGTTATGAACCAAAAATTTATTTTTCAGATGAAATGATTTTTGATGCTTATGTGCCTGTATCTGCTCGTAGCTATGGATTGATTCCTATCGAAGCTTTGATTAACAAAGTGTCGGAGTCACTGTTATTCGATCGATTAGCTGCTGAACGTGCAGACGGCACAAAACCGCCTGAAAAACTTGTGATACTTGGCGAGCAATCTAAGATGTTTGGAGATTTAAACTCTGTATCATTCAATATACCAAAAAATCAAAATGAGCAAAAAAGAATTGAGACTATTGTTAATGAAGAAAGAAAAAACGCTATAAGAGTAATAAGCGGTGTAGGTCAGCCTGTGGTTGCTGATATTTCAAAAGCGGACACTTTTTCGCAACAATCAGATAGACAATCAAAACTGATCAGAGATATAGGGTTTGTTTTTAATGCATCACCTTTTGAAATGTCATTAGCAGGGTCCGAGTTTGTCGCAGGCAGAGAGACAGCCGGAGAACAGGCAAAACAGGAAAAAGAAAGAGGTATATATCCAAAAGTCAGAATAATTGATAAAACATTAACGAATAAAATTATACCTTTTAAGTTTGGTTCTGGATGGATTTTTGAACACAATACAGGGCTATCCGAAGCTGAGCAAATTAAACTTGACGCACAAAAATTATCTTCTGGTTCTTACGATGTGAATAAAATCAGAGAAGAAAGAGGGGATGATCCTTATCCGGAAGATATTTATAATAGACCACCGGGACAGCAGGTAACAAATCAGCAACCAGGGTTTAATGATGTTAATCCTTTTTTTATCAAGGAAACAACATAATGCCAGTTTTTAAGGATGCAAAGTTTTCTCAATCATATGGAGAGAAAATAATAAAAAATTCTTCTATTGATTTGATTGCTTATTACAAAGTAATGGAGTCAGCTGTTTATGAGTTAATGAAAAAGGCACAAAATGAAGGCTGGACACCAGAAGAATTGTTAAACAAAATAGATGATTTATTTAATAATGACGGTATCGAAGCAAAACCAAAAAGTCAAAATTTGGAAAAACAACTTGAAACCATTAATAATACTTTGAGACATTTTTTATAATAGTGGGAGTATTATGCCAGAGCCAAAAGGAAACGAATCACAAAATGATTTTATTTCTCGATGTGTTTCAATTGTAATGAATGAAGGAAAAGATCAAGATGAAGCTCTCGGGAAATGTTATGGTATATGGAGACAGCATAAAAAGAAATCGTTAATAACACAAGGTCTGCAATTGTTAAAAATTTTAAAAAGCAAATGTAGAAAAAAATAAAGGTTATTATTTGATGCTTTTTAGCGAAATAGTACGGATTATTATTGCAATTATAATATTTATTATAGTTTATGTAATTATGAAAAAAATAATGGACTGGTTTAAATAGAGGAAAAAGATGTGGCAAAGATATATTTAAAGCAATTGCAAAAAAAATATAACTTTAATGAAGGCGATGTCACTGGATTAAATTATCGAAAGTTAATGCAGGATATTATTTCTAATCAGTCGGAAAACATTAGCAGAGCCACTTCCAGAATATCGAAACAAAATTATGATAAACAGATAAAAGAATTCATGAAACGGCTAGGAGAGAGAGGCCCGGAAAAAAGAATTATATTACCAAATGTTAGCGAAGCATTGCCTAAAAAATCAGTCTTTTTGAGAAAAGGCGCTCAGGACGGGAATATTTTGACCGATACATTACGAGATAAATTAACAAAAAATCTTCGAGAAAGTCTTGGAGAGTTTAAAACAAAAACAGGAGAACAGGCGTTTATTAGAAGAAAAGGAACAAAAGCAGGCTCAATCAATACAAAAGTCATTGATGTTTTCGAAGAAAAAATAAAAAGTACTTTTGAAAATTATACAAAAAGTGATCCTAGGCTTGGAGTGCCATCTAATGTTCATCAAATTGCGGTCACAGAAATAAGATCGACTGTTGATGCTATAAAACATAATTATAATATAAAATTGGCAAAAAAAAATCGAGATAATGTTGAAATGTATAAAATCTGGCGTCAAAATAAGTCTTTAGCAAAAGAGCCAAGAATTTCTCATGATAAAGTAAATGGAATTAGATTGCCTATTGATGAAGCTTTTCAAGTTCCAATAATGGTTAAGAAAGGCGGCCAGATGATAACAATTGGAATAGACTCAATGCAGCATCCTCATGATCCAAACGCTTCGGCAGAAAATGTTATAGGATGTAATTGTGATATTGAATATATTATGATTTGGAAATTACAAACTTGACATATAATATAAAAATAGCTATTATCTACAAGGAGAGTAATAATGCAAGAAGGTAAAAGTAAGGTTGATACTGGAAGGCCAATATCAATACATTTTCATCCTTTTGAATACGAAAAGAATGCACATGCAGTCGAAAAGTCAGAAAATGGGATGAAAAGAAAATATCTTTTTGGAGTTTCGTCCGGGCTGATGAGAGACGGCCATGGCGAAAGAATGACAGAAAATTGTATCAAATCGATGATGGAGCAAGGTAATTCTGGAAATGTATTATTATATGCCGGACTTCATGGTGTTAATTTTGTTGATGATCTGGGAATATTAGCAGAGTCTACAATCAATAAGTCTGGTGAATGGGTAACTGGTTATAGATTATATGATGAATATGATTCGGATTCTATAGGAAAAGAAACAGTAGAAAAAGCACAAAAATTATGGTCTCAGGTAAATGGATTACTGCCTTACAAAAAACCAATTCAAAAAGGATTTAGCATTGAAGGTGTTGTCCCTGAAGATCAGATACTTAATAAAAAAATCAATCCAGATGGGACATGGAGTAATCGAGTAATAAATGATATAATACTTGATGGGACAGTTGTTGTTAATAGACCTGCCTATCAAGATTCTGTAGTCACTGCAATCTATAAATGTTTGCAGGAATATTCTCCGGAATCAGTCGGTCATATACAGACAAAGTATAAATCATTATTGTCTACAGCTATTGAAGAGAGAGAGAGTGAAAGAAACTTTTATCAAAGATTTTTTGAGCTTAATTCTGTTTTAGAGGAAAAAATATCAGACATAATGAAAATCCCAGAATCAGACGGCAGGATACAACAAAGATTAGATATTCTGTTTGATGAATATAAAACTTTAATGGTTGGACTAATTTTGCAAAATGCAAAAATATTCCAAGAACCTGTTATTATTAGCGGGGATGTTCAACCTCCATCGGTTGTGATTGCTGAAAAACAACAAAAACTTATGAAACAATTGGCGATCACTTCCAGACAATTTTCAAATTTAATAATTAAACGACTTGGAGGTCAAGATGAAGGGACAAAAAAATTCAGTTCAAAAAATGCTTTCTCCTGAAGAAATGTCACTTTTGGGTACTCTTCAGAGTACAATTAACGAATTGTTGGCATTAAATAATGCTGGAAATACACCTGCGCCAGAAAATGGCGGTGAAGCTAATGAATTAGTCGAAGCATTAAAAAAACTTGCTGGAACTGATCTTGGCGATGATACTGAAGAGATGGGGAATTCTCCTGCTCAATCAGAAGAGCCAAAAGTTGAAAAAGAAGATAATGGACCAAACGCTAACGAAAACGCAGAGCAAAGGTCTGAACCTGATAGTGAAGTTAATGACAAAAATATGTCAGAAGTTGGCAAAATGTTATTGTCATTATTTTCTAAAAATAATCAATCAGTAAATAAGAGCATGATAAGCTCTGATAATCAGAGTCAGAATACTTCACAGGCTGATGTTATCGCACAGACGATTACTAAAGCTTTGAAGCCTATTGTAGATGAAGTTGCACAGGTTAAGCAATTTAATTCTAACATTCTTGATGCTCTGGGATTTTCAGAAAAAATTGAAAAGGCATTGCCTACATCACAAAATCAAAATGTGAATAAAGGGCAAGTTCCTGTACAAACAGTTGATGCGACTGGAATCGTTGGTGAGTTAGTGAATGTCATTAAATCAATGACTGGTAACAATTATCAAAATCAATCAAATATGATTGATGGTATTCCAAGAAGAGGAAATTTACAGGAAGCCAGAAAGTCACTTAAAAATGCTTTGCCTTACATCTTTTCTGAAAAATATGATAGAAATAACAAATAATGGAGGCTTTTAATGAATATATATCAATTTAACAGTCTTTATGCTCATAAAGATAATAAAGATTTAATCAGGAAGGCCTTGACTTCCGCAACTAATCAAGGCGAGGCGTTGATACCTGAAAAACTGGAAGATGTCATTACGAATACAGCAGTCCGACTCGTTCCTGAATTGGCAGTGCCTGTATTACGGTTTGACAATCAAAAGTTTCACTCTTTTAACCGCTTGACTTCTATTCCATCCGCAGGATCAGCACAAGGTGAAGCTTCAACAACCGTAACCAAAAGGTCTTCTTATACCAGGGATTCTTTGGAATTAAAGATCATGAAACGTAAAGGTGCCGTTACTGGATTTTTAAAAGACAGTTCTGCTGGTTACATTGATGCCGTTGCTGCTGAAATGGAAAATCATGTACAATCGTTTGGTAATGATATGCGTACTTATATGATTCACGGTAATACGGGAGCTGATAGTTATGCTTTTGATGGTCTTGATACATTCATTTCAACAAATAGAGTAAACTTAACTTTATCAGGAGGTGTTCAAGCTAATCTAAAGCTAATTGACGCAATGATTGACGCCAATACCAGACGGCAGGGACAACCACACAGAAAAGTATTATTGATGTCACCTGAAATGTTGAGTGCTTTAAGTTCTCTTTGGACAGTTGTTAGAGACACTCGTCCGGCACAGAGAGGCACAGAGGCAATTTTAGTCGATGGTGGTTATAGACTGGAAAATTACCGTGGTGTTCCTATTCTGGAAACTACTAGCACAAGGCCAGTTGTAGACATGGGTACTGTGACTTTAGCTTCAGCAGGTTCAGGCGGTGCTATTCCTGATGATGAATATTTTTTTAGAGTTGCACCAGTAACTTGGGATGGTGAACAAATCTGCTCTGCGGGCTCTAATAGTGTAAGTACCACAAATGCCGATACGATTACATTATCCTTTACTGCCGTGGAAAATGCTTTGTTTTACAAAGTATATTGTGGTGATGCTGCAGGAAACGAAACTCTTGTCAAAGTTTTTTCTGCCTTTACTTATGATGCTGATGGCACAATTACTGGCGATGTTACATCATTAGTTTTTAGCAGTAATCCATTAACTCCGGATGCAACAAGCGTTCCTACTCATATGCAAAGTGATTTACCACTTGAACGTGATGGAACATCTAATGAGCCAATGGAATATATTATCTTGTGGGACCTGGATGAATATCAAGGCCTTGGAAAATTAGCCTATACTAACCAGGGCGGTAGTAGATTTCGTGGCCTGATTACTCCCATGGAGCTGGCACAGACTGATGATAATTACCCGTTTTTACTCAAATCTTACACAGGGTTAATCCCTTCATTTGAAGCAACGTCTTATTTGGTCAGAGGAATAAGGACAGAATAATGAATGATGGAGTATTAACAACAAAAGATTTCATAAATCAAAAAAATATTACCGGGGCGACAAAAAATGTCGTTCCAGATAATAAAAAAAATGTAAGTATTGAGTATAAATATCGGTTTCCGCCTGCACCGAGGGGTAAAAGTCAGACAACTATAAATTATAAAGATAAATCAATGAAACTTAAAATGGATGACGGTGTTTATGTAGTTCCAAAAAACTGGAGTAGAGCAGAAAAAGAAAAGTTTCATAGATTTATTCTTACACTTGGATTTGAAGATGTTTGTGAAGTTAACGGAAAAATTAAAGAAGAAAAAAAAGATGATACTCCAAAAATTATGATCTATAAAATTGGTCATCCGGATAATACAAAAACAGAAAAGGTTGACGGTTCTGTATCTGTAAAAATAAAAGGCAAAGATCGAAGATTCGATTGTGTCAAGGGTGTTGTCACTACAGAAAAAAAAGAAGTGTTCAATGCTTTTCTAAAAAAAGGTTGGTATGAAGTATCAATCGAACCTAAAAAGGAGAAAAAAAATGAATCCTAATTATTTAAGCTTAGATCAAGCTAGAAAATTAAACAATTCAGGGCCTGACATGCAATTAGCACTAACAGGTGATAGATTAAGATTAGCCCTTAATGGTTCGATAGGATTTAGGCAAAATGCTAGATTGTATGTTGATGGAATAACTGGAAATGATTCCAACAACGGGTATTCATGGGAAAGTGCATTCAAAACAATTCAAGCCGCTTGCAACAAAGCAAGATATATCAATAATACTACGACTATTGATACAACAAAGAATAGAGATATATATGTTTTCATCGCACCGGGTCAATATAATGAACAGGTTCTTTTTTCTGGTTATAATATTCATTTGATCGGATGTGGACCTCTATCAAATGGAGATTATGGTGTAGTGATAAACTATGATGATGCAATAACGAGTACGGCAGTAGTTGGATTCTCAGGATCAGGATTAGAGATTTCAAACATATGTATTAATGGTGCTCATGCTATACCTCTGTTATTGTTATCTGATGTATCAGATGCATGTTGGGTCCATGATAGTTGGTTGAAAGGCGATAATTCAAAAACGGTAACAATTGGAATAAGCTGTGCAATCAAAAATTCTATTATTGAAAATAACAGAATAAACGGTTGTATAACAGGTATCAATGTTGGTGCAGGAGCATGGTTTAATAATTCTATTATTAGGAAAAATAAAATAACAAATGTTACGAATAT